TGCCTGGCTGTTGCTTTTCCATCAAGATACGCATGAACAGCCTTGGTTCGGATTTCTTCAGATGCAAATTTCATCTCTGCAATCTAAACGATTTCTAAATAAAATAAAAGTCAAATTGCTCTAGAGCCCAAATGTGGAGGAGAAGATGGTTAGACGGGAAATCGTAAAGACTGGCGAGAGGGTAGAGGTGCGGCTCGTGGACGATGAACATTCCGAGCCGGGTTGTGTCGTGCTGGAAAGGGAGGAGCAGGCGGTCAAAAATAAGATCGCCAGGTGCTCGATCCGCAGGCGATTTAGGAAGAAATTGGGGTGGCCGAGACTATGGGCTTTCGTTACCGCATACCAATTATTTTCAGAGGGTTAGCAGCGGCCGATAATATTGAATTAAAATGTCCACTAAGCCCACATAAGGAGGTGCGTATGGACTGGGAAAAAGAGAAAGACGGCTCATGGAAAATTATTCCCATAACCGCTGATGAAGAAAAATTTCTTGATGCCGTTTTTGCGGCATTAACCGCTTGGAAAAACCTCAAACCAAAGGCTCTGGTGAAGCCTTATCAAAAAAATCCTACTGATCGTTGCACGGAGTAGGGTAATTATGTCTCAAATCCTTCTCCACTTCCAAACGTGTCTTCCTCCCTGAGACTGCTTTTATACAGATATGAGTACAGCCTTCAAAAATCACACATTCCAATTTTTCATGCTTTGCAATTCTATCTCCCAGTTCATCAGTTTCGCCAATATATAAGGGAGCAAGCATTAAGTTCAAATCATTATCAATTGTGGCCTTACAGAAAATATAGACAGCGCTTATATTTCTAAAGTTTGTATCAGACTTATAGATATTAAACTGATACCCATCGCCACTTTCACCATAAAATATTGCAGTCCCTTCGCTGGGCATAACAAACCCCTCCTATCGCGGTCAGTGATTGCGCAGTTCTTCATTCAAACTCTCAACTCGGCAAGGATACGCCTGTATTCTGTCGTTTATTTTCGTATTGCTTTTATATTATCTTCGATTTCTTTGACTTGGTTATGATTTGTTCCAATTTTTATGGACGATATAATTCTTTTTATGATTGGTTCAAATAACATCGCTTCATCCCAATTAAATGTAGCATATATTTTAATTCGGTAATCGTGCATGAGTATAAGGTAAAATATATGTGCTTGATACTTTCCATGTGAAAGAACATTTTTTGCAGTTACAAATGCTAGTTGACCATCGACATTTGCAGTAAACACTTTCAATGTTTCTATATCTGTTTTTGTTCCTAATTTTTTATCAAGATTAATTGCGTTATTAATTGCTTCATATAGTATATATTTAAAATCGATATCTGAAAAAGTAGCTAATTCATCTTGGGTAACTGAAGACGCTTTTTTTCTTACACTAATTCGGACTGTCGCTGAAGGCTTTTCATTTAATGTATAGCAGTTTGCAGCTAGTAGAATTTCATTATTGGATTGGTCGCGCCCAGTCAGAGCTTCTGTCATATTGCCTAATTGTCGGAGCACATTTTGCGGGAGGAGCTCCCATCCTATAGGTATATCCACTTGGATATTATATTTTAGATTTTGTGTTTTATAGCTTCCTGCATCCGCCATCTTAGGCATTACGCAGAGGCATAATATTAAAAATATAAAGGGGAGTGGAAGCCTAAGCATATCCATCCTCCATAGGTAGATAGCTACTGGATAATTTTAGTGCCGCGTACTTTCAATGATTTGGCTCTTTGTCTTTTGTGCCGGTGGAGTTCCATATTGGGTATGAAAAATCTGCTCCGTTTCAAAAGCGCCAGTCCTCAAAAGTTCACTTACTTCAAAGCAGAATGAAGGAAACTTATTTTGATACCCATCTAATAACTCAACTATCCTGACAGCTTCATCTAGTTTCAGTCTTTGGGGCTTTCCAGTTTTATTTGACTTCCCCTGAATCGAATAGAGAGTTTGGGCTGCGCTTTTTTCGTCTTTCGCGGGCCATATGGCCTTTGCAAAAGCCATAACACTCCCATACTGCCTTACGCCCTTTTCGCAGGCCACGGCCACAAAACAGCGTTCGAACATAATGCTATCCATGTAGTTTGTTTATACGAAGCAGGGTGTCGTTGGAACCAAGAAACCTCTGAGGTTTACACATGTTATGGCTTCTGTTCTATTGTAAGCTTGCGTCAATAATTGCTTTGATAAAGGTGTCCAACCTTTGGGCATTGTGAGCGAGATGTCGTAGCCAATATTTTCCGCTCCCCTTTCCAATGAGAACGAAACTGTAGGAAGAAAAAGTATAAAAAGGCGTATGGATAATATTAGTCTCATGCTATTGCCTAATTTTGGAGTATGGAATGATTAGGAATGCTTTGTCTTTCCGTGTGACGATTGAGCGACTCTCCTTTTTCTGAGGGGGGGAGTTCTGCAGGAACATCTATTTTCATGAGACGTCCCTGAACCATGCCGCACACATCGGACATGGAGATACCCAAGGCTTGGGTAAGTAAGACGGCTTCCTCAATATTCAGACGCTTTGGGTTCTCGCTGTCATTTCTCATTTTTCGCCATGCCGTTGCGGCTGACCGTTGGTGCGGCCACGCCATACGCGCCAGTTGGGCATCATTTATTTGCTTCTGGGCGGCTATCTCGGAAATTATTTGGACGAATAGTCTTTCGTATCTATAGGCATCCATTTGCCTAATTCTCTTTATTTTTTAGCCTTTTTCAACGACAGAAATTTTGCTTCCTTTGCTAGCAGGAATTAGGTGGGCAGATTTATCATTTTCCCATGTATTATCCATTGTTCCGATGAACTATTAAAGTTTATTTCCCCTCTCCCTTTTCTTTAAAAAATCTTTTTTCCATTCCTCATTGGATATAAGGAAGGGCATTGAAACGACCATTATCATGCCAGGAATAAAAACTAATAAAAAAGCTTCTACATCCTCAAGTATATTAGACAGATATAGAGCAAGCGCAACTACAGCTAATGTAAGTATAAAAGACCAGTTTCTTTTCTGTTTCTGAATATATGCGTTAAGCTCTTTATCAAGTGTTGCTTTATATTTTTCCTCTATTTGTTTTCGCGCTTCCCGGGCTTGTTGCTCACTTCTTGCCTGTTCTCTTCCTGCTTGTTCTTTCTGTTCTTCAGCTATCCTACGGTTATATTCTAGCTCACGTTCCTTTTTTTTAGTTTTTTCATAATAAATCTTACCTCTATAGCATTTATGAATCGCAATAACACATTCATCAAAATTACATCTAAACCATTCTTTATTTTCGTTATATTCTTTCAAATATCTGTGTACATTTTGTTCGAGGATAAAAGGCTCGTCCACAAGGATTTCAAATTCGACAAGATACGGATGGGGAACGCCAGTAGAGTCTAATTCTTGGGCACGTAATGCTGGATCTTTAAGGGTATAACCAATTTTAAAGAGGCCCGGCATTGCCTTGTTACTAATAATATAAACGTATCCTTTTGCCATTGTTTATATATTACTCCACAATGATAGATTATATAGTTTTACGTTATTGTAAAATTTTAGTTCCGCGTACTTTCAATGTCTTGCGCCCTATCTGCTTTTTGCCCCTGCGGCGATTCGTATTGGGTCTGAAATATTGCTTCAGCCTCCATGTACTCGGCTGCCTTGGCCGTCAATTTGGATTTCTCCCAGACCTCAAAGCACAGTGATGGGAATTCCCGGCCCAAGATTTCTGCCATGCGGATGGCGTCGGAAATCCTGAGATTTTGCGGCTTCCCCCGGCTATTTTTGCCTTTCAGGGCAATAATGGTCGTAACCGCTGATGCGTCTGATTTTAAAGGCCAAATTGCCTTTGCAAACTCGGACTGGTTCATTCCGTTTTTCCGGGCGAGCTCCAAGGCATACTCAACGTAGCTGCGCTCGAAGTGTTCAGTATTCATTGTTTAGTTTTTGTGGGCAACGGAAGACTGTCCATATTGAATTTCTTGTTGGGGCGGAAAGCCTTTTTGTATTTGTTCCTTTTCCTTTACCTTAGGTCGCCCAGGTGTTCCTTTTTCATTGCTAATGTCGTTTTCAAGAGTCCAACCATTGCGGATGTGATTACTCACATCCCAGCACAACTTGTCTATGGTGGTGCTTACAGCAAGGGCAAGGTTGTGGGCTTCCTCGATGCTCAGGCTGCGATAATGGCCTTGGCCGTTACCATTCCGCACGGATCGCCACGCATTGACCGGGTGACTTACCCCTATGAAGGCTTCTCTAGCAAGGTCTGTATCATTCTTTGGTGGAGTCATTTCTGCGGCCTTTTGGCACACTGTCCACACCAAACATCTTTCAAATACTTTTCCATTCATAGATTTTTTTTGCCTGAAATTTGAGGAGGAAAAAACCGCAAATTTTCTTCTTGAGTAAATAGGATTTTTCCTTCTAAAATATGGCATCTGGAGGTCACATGGAAATCTCTGATGCCTTTGCCACTCTTAAGGAGCGTTTCGGTAACCATTCCTTGGCAGCCAATCATCTTGGGATGACACCTGAGCACTACCGCGCCCTCCGCAATGGCCGCGCCCATATTTCCAAACGCACGGCTGAGTTCATCATCCTCAAGGCCAAGACTGTTGCCACTCAAGAGCAACCGGTAGCACAGGCCAAGCTCGCAAACCGTGACGATCCAGGCATGAGCCTGCCCAATTCCGGCCAGTCTGTAACCGTTTAACGAGCGGAGGAAGCTGCATCATGCCTCACAACGCGCCATTCTGCCCGGAGTGCGGGCGCAAGATGGACAGGATTTTCAGGTCAAACAGCGAGACCCCCCGGCTTTTTCTCTGCCGAGAGTGTGGACACGAACAACGCCGATACGGTGAGCCGTGGAGTCGGAAGGATATTCAGTTCGGTATTTTTACCGAGTTGCTGAAAATCCGCGTGCTGCTGGAAAAGGCTATCCCAGATCCATCCCCGCAGACACCAGCACAACCGCAGCCGCCCTCTTCTTCAGGAGATCCTGGCAGTGCTGATCAAAAAGCCGCTGAACCCTCTCAAACGCTTGAGCTTCATCATCCATGCAGGGCAAAGAAGCGCAGGTCGCTGCGGAGAGCTGCGAAGCGACGAGGATGATCTGTTCGTCGGAAAGGCCGCTGAAATTGAGAGATGATGTTTCCATGACATTTCCTCCCTGTAACGGGTGTTGGTTGTGGTGACTGGACCATACAGGAGGAAACCCGCCGAGGGGCAAACGCCCCCGGCGGGCCAAATTCAAAAGGCAAGACAGATGCCCGACTATCAGAACATGACCGCTACTGAGGCCATACGCCATGCCAAGGACGTGTCCGGCCTGACGGCTGAGGAAATCGGCGCGGCGGCCGGTTTGAGCGCGGCCGTGGTGCGGCGCTATCTGCAACGCGGCGACGGCTACGATCCGGGGTTGAGTAAAATTCCCGCCCTGTGCCGGGCCATGCACAACACGGTGCTGATCCAGTGGCAGCAGGCCCAGCTTGAAAGGCAGGCGGAAGACGTGCCCCCGGCCCGCACCCGGGCCCAGGTATTGACCGCCGTGGCCAGAGCCGCCGCCAGCATGGGCGATGTGCAGCGCCGCCTGGCTGACAGCGAGGGCGGCGGCATTGACCCGGCCTGCGCCCGCGACGTGCGTGGCCTTGTGGGTGATGTAATTGAGGATTGCCGTGTGGTCATGGCCATGCTGGCTGTGCAGGCAAGCCATGCCGACATCACGGAATGTATGCCCCTGGCCAGCCTGCGGCCTGAACGCAAGCGCCCGTGGTGGGCGATTTGGAGGCGGAGGGCATGAACCTGACTTTTTCCGCTCATGCTCTGAACCGCTGCCTTGAGCGGGACATTTCCCTCCAACGGGTAGCCGACGCCATCCTGGCGGGGAGCATGGAAGGGTATGGAGACCGCCGAATCCTGACGCACGGGCGGCTTCGAGTGGTTGCAGTGGTTCAGGACAATTCCTGTTTTGTGGTTACGGCGTTCCGCCTGCCGAACCAGAACCCGAAACGCCATATCCAGAAGCAACGCGCCCGGATACGACGCTTTCAGCGTGAGTGGAGGTGACGCCATGCGTTGTCGGCATCGCCTGCCCAACCCGGAAACGGCGGGCTACTGTGATCGGATTGATCCGGAAACCGGCGAAGTGCTCATGAGCGCGTGGGACGCCCTGCGGGAAGCGGCCCGGCGCTCGCCGGACTTGCGGCCCTGCCCGCGGCAACTTGGCAGCCGGGGAACGTGGAACTGGATTTACCGCACGACTTGCGAGAAGTGCCCGGACGCCGTGAAAAAGGAGACGGCATGAAGGCCACGGCCCTGTTTTCCTCAGTGTCGGCGGAATGGGCAACGCCGCAATGGCTGTTTGACGCCCTGAACGCGCGTTTCTTTTTCACGCTCGATCCCTGCTGCACGGCGGCCACGGCGAAGTGCCCGAAATTCTACACCAGGACGGACGATGGGCTCGCCCATTCGTGGGCCGGGGAGCGCGTTTTCATGAACCCGCCCTACGGCCGGGGAGACAACGGCATAGAACCTTGGGTGCGGAAGGCCCGCGGGGAAGCCGCTGGCGGCGCGCTTGTGGTGGGTCTGCTTCCGGCGCGAGTTGATACGGAATGGTGGCAGGAAAACGTGCAGGGTCATGCCGACGTGCGTTTTCTCCGGGGCCGAGTCCATTTTGTGCCGCCCCCTGACTACATCCCCCCGAAGAACCAGAAGAAATCTGCCGGAGCAGGCTTCCCCAGCGCCATAGCGGTCTGGTGGGGCTGGCCTGTGCTGGCCGGGAGTTTTGCCCATGCCTGAACCTCGCATTCTCGATCCCTGTTGCGGTCCTCGTATGATGTGGTTTGACCGCCAGAATCCGGCAGTCCTCTTTGGTGACTGCCGATCTGAAACGTTGACTGTCCCTGACCGCTCCCACGGGCGCGCGGATGGAACGCGCATCATCCATGTTTGCCCGGATATGCGGATGGATTTCCGCGCGTTGCCGTTCCCGGACTGCTCATTTCGCCTGGTGACCTTTGACCCGCCGCACCTCGTTCGCGCCGGGGCAAAAAGCTGGCTGGCGGCGAAATACGGGGCGCTCGGCCCTGACTGGCGCGACGATTTGCGCCTTGGCTTCTCTGAATGTTTCCGCGTTCTGGAGCCGGAGGGCGTGCTTGTTTTCAAATGGAGCGAAACGCAGGTGGGTCTCCGTGACGTGCTGGCATTGACGCCCTGGCCGCCCCTGTTCGGCAATACCAGCGGCAAAAAGGCGGGAACCCATTGGCTTGTATTTATGAAGTGGAAATGAGCGCAGCCTACTACAACGAGATTGACCCTTTCGCCGCATCATGGCTCCGCGAGCTGATAAAGGCCGGGCTGATCGCGCCCGGCCATGTAGATGAGAGGAGTATTGAAGATGTTAGACCAGGCGACCTTGCCGGGTTTGAACAATGCCACTTTTTCGCTGGAATCGGAGTCTGGAGCTACGCATTGCGTTGCGCCGGATGGCCTGATGACAGACCTGTCTGGACAGGTTCATGCCCCTGCCAACCTTTCAGCGCGGCAGGCAAAGGCAGCGGGTTTGCTGACGAGCGGCACTTATGGCCCGCGTTCCACCATCTCATCAGTCAGTGCCGCCCTGTCACGGTCTTTGGCGAGCAGGTTGCGTCAAAAGACAGTCTTGCTTGGTTCGACCTTGTATGTGCTGACATGGAAGGAGCAGGTTACGCCTGCGGGGCGTGTAATACCCCTGCTGCGGGCTTCGGCGCACCGCACATCCGGCCCAGATTGTACTGGGTGGCCCACCCCTGCGACGAGAGACGGGAAGGGAGGCTATGCGGGCGGGAGAATGAGGAACGGGAAGTTATCAACGGACGTGCTGGATGTGACGGCACAACTGACGGAGCCCAAGAGACTAACGGTTTCTGGCGAGCTGCTGACTGGCTTTTCTGCCGGGATGGAAAGTGGCGGCCAGTTGAACCCGGCGCTGTCCCGTTGGTTGATAGGGCTGCCGCCAGAGTGGGACGCCTGCGCGGCTATGGTAACGCCCTCTGCGCCCCGCAGGCCGAGGCATTTGTAAGAGCGGCAATGGATATTCTTGGAGTATGAACTATGGCGGAATATCGCACGGTTCGCAGATTACGGGCAATCGGCAACAGCATGGCCGTGCCGGTCATGCGCTGGATCGGGGAAAGGATTGACCGGGTGATTTTGGGGAGGAAATGGTACGCGTTCCCCAAATAAAAAGCCCGGCGGGGGAGCCGGGCTCCGGCACATACCGGTTTACCAATACTGTGAGACAATTATGCAGCATTGCAGCTGCGGCAGTCAATATCTACTGCGGGGATGAGCCTCATGAACACAGACATACGCCTTTCCGTGGGATTCTTCAGCCATCCCAAGACCATTAAGCTCATGCGCCAGGCAGGCGCAGAAGGCGTTGTCTGCCTGCAACGCCTTTGGATTTGGGCCGCTCAAAACCGCGTGGATGGCTGCCTGGTCGGGTTCGAGGCGGATGATATTGAGATTGTGGCCGGTTGGACCGGCGAATTGGGCTTCCTTGTCCGGACGTTGGAATCCCTGCGTTTTCTGGACAGGAACGACGACGCGTATTGCCTGCATGGTTGGGCGGAGCATCAAGCGTATGTCACGCAGGAGCCGGCCCGGATCGAAAAGTCGCGGAAGGCTGCGCAAAAGCGTTGGAACAATGCCCGCAGAAATGCCAATGATGGCAATGGGGTAATGCCCGATGATGCTTCAGGCAATGCCAGTAGCAATGCCCGCAGCAATGCTAGTAGCATTGCCCGTAGCAATGCCCCAAACCAAACCAATCCAAACCAGGAAGAAAATACATCTCCCCCTGTAGAGAGTCTTGTGAACCAGGATCGCGCGCGTTCCCCAGAGCGCGGCAGTGAGGGAGTTGGGGCGGATTTGTCAGGCCCGGGGCTGGAATTTGTGGAACTCCGGGAGTTCTACAACCGCGAAATGCGGGCTGAAGGCCCGTTGGCGGGCTTTGCCGAGTACAAACAGCTCAAGGCCGCGCGGGACATGACTGGCGCATCTCTCTGGCCGGGAAACGCCAGGCTTTTTGACGACCTCGCGGCCCGCAAGGAAGCTGGCGTCTGGAACCGGGGCTTTGAGATCGGGCTTGGGCGCTATCTGCGCGAAAAGACCTGGCTTGCGCCCATCCAGAGCCGGGCTTCACCGCCATCGGAGGCCACGCCGACAGAGTTTCAACGCCAACAGCAGGACAGGCGCACCATGATGCGCATAGCCAAAGATCTCAGAGAGCGCGAAAGAGCGGCAAAGCAACAGGCGCAAGGAGGGCAACATGGACAGAGAGCAGCTGCAGCAACGCCTCCTGCCGCGTTTGATTGAGGCGGAGGCGGTTCACAAATCCGGGCGCTCCCCGGAGGAACTTGCCCTCCTGGCTGAAATTTTCGCCGATGACCTGGACGGCGAGAACCCTGAAGCCATAGAACGGGCCTTTGCCCTGCACCGCAGGGAATCCTCGCGATTCCCCACCCCGGCGCACATTCTGGCCTTGCTGCCCAGATGCAGGCAGCCCGTGCAATCGCTGCCGCCCTTGCCGATGGAAGTCTCCGGCCGCAAGACGCCGGGCCTGGGGCGGCTGGTATCCAGGGCTCTGCGCGGGGAAGCCGCGGCCAGAAACGCAATGGAAAAATTGATCAGGCAAACGCGCGCGAAGTGATGGAGGGCGAAGCGATATGAGCAGAATCACCGGCGCGAAATGCGAGGATTGCGGCAAGGTCGCCGGAGGCGCGGGCAACTGGTCCGCTGTGTGGCGCGCGCTCAAAAACATGGGCTGGACTGTGGACCGGAGAGTCCATAGGTGCCCGGCCTGTTCCGCAGCGTGGCAGGCAAGGCTTGAGAGAGAGGCGCGACGTGGCCCGGCTGACCGCTGAGCAGTGGGAGCAGGCGCGGGCCGATTACGAGGTGCGCGGCATAAGCCTTGGAGACGTGGCCCGGACATACGGCGTGGCCACGTCCAGCGTTTCCAGGCGGGCGCGGGCCGAGGGCTGGACGCAAGGGCGTTTGCAAGACCTTGCGGCGCGGAAAGTCGCGGCAGTCAAGGAAATGGCTGAGGTGGAAACGCAAACGCAAGACCTGCCCTTGCGTTTCCAGCACACCTTGCAAAGCGTGGTGCAGGAGCGCCTGCAAGCCGAGGGCTTGCTCGCCAGTCTGGACGTGGCCCTGGCCGCCAAGGCCATCACGCTCGCCCATCAGGCCACGAGCGCGGCGGACATCGAAACACTTTCCCGCGCCCGCAAAAATCTTGCGCCAGCGCAGCAGGCCCCGGCCCAGCAGACCACCGTCACCGTCAACCAGCAGGCCCAGGCCGGAGCGGCGCTCATGACGCCAAGGGACGTGTTGGAGGACATCCGCAAAGGAGCGGCGCTCCGCGCCTGGGACGAACATGCGAATCCTGCCGACTCTTGAGGAATTTTTTCTCGCGCACGGCGTGGCCGTCATGGCGCCGCGAGTCGTCCTGCCCTTCCACCGGCGGATATTCGACGCGCTTACATTGTGGCTGTTGGGCGACCTGCCGGACGGCAGGCGCAACATGGCAATCTGTATGCCTCCTCGCCACGGCAAGACATTCATTGCCCGCGATTTGGTATCCTGGGGACTGGCCTGTTTTCCTGACTCGGAATGGATATACACGTCCTGCTCGGCCAAGTTGGCCGTGACCCAAACCATGGCCATCAAGGGCACGGTGTCCGCCGACTGGTATCGCAGGGCTTTCCCGTATGTCGGGGTGCTTCCGGGCGAAGGCCGGCAGGATCAGTTTTCAACTCCGTCGGGAGGTTCGGTGTACGGCGTGGGAGTAGGCGGGACAATCACGGGTTTTGGCGCCGGGAAGAAACGGCCCGAGTTCGGGGGCGGCATCGTCATCGACGACCCCATTCAGGCCAAGGATGCGTACAGCATGGCCGTGCGGGAGAGGTGCAACGCATGGTATACCCAGACGCTTTACTCGCGCCGCAACAGAGACACGACGCCGGTTCTGCTGATCATGCAACGTCTGCATGAACAGGACTTGGTGGGCTATCTCATGGAGCGGGAGCCCGACTTGTGGCACATACTGCACATCCCGGTTCGGGACGAGAGCGGGACCATGTTGTGGCCGGAGACGTTCGGCAAGGAGAGCGCGGCACGGATGGAGACCATGGATCCCTTCGCGTTTTCCGCACAATACATGCAGCGGCCCACGCCTCCGGGCGGAGCCATGATCAAGACGGACTGGATACAGCAGTACGCGAGCCCGCCCGGAACATTGCATACCCTGCTGTTTGTCATGGATACCGCGCTCAAGACGAGTGAGCGCAATGACTACTCCGTCCTCTCGCTGTGGGGTTTTGACGGCGTCAGCGTCTATCTGCTGGACGTGGAGCGCGGCAAGTGGGAAGCCCCGGATCTGCTGACGGTCGCGGTGGCCTTTCTGGCCCGGCACCGGCCGCGGCGGCCCTCTCCGCTCAGGCTGCGCGGCGTGCTGATTGAGGACAAGGCCAGCGGCACGGGGTTGATACAGAGCCTGCGGCGTGACGAGACGTTGCGGGACATGCCGATCATTCCCGTGCAGCGCGGCACGGACAAGGTGAGCCGCGTCAATGACGTGTTGCCGTTCATCCGGGCCGGACGCCTGCGCGTGCCCGAGTCCGCGCCGTGGCTAGCGGCCTATCTGGGCGAGCTGGCGGCGTTTTCGCCGGCCATGACGCACAAGCACGATGATCAGGTGGACGTGACCTGCGACGCGCTCAACGAGTTTTTACAGGCAGGCGGCGGCGTAAGCCGGGGAATGGATCTGTCGTAGGAGGCGGCATGGCACGGCTGAGACTTTTGAGAGACGCTCTCACCGGAGAGCGATATTACCGGGAGGCGGCCACAGGCATGGCTTTCCGGCGCATTGTCGGCTCTCTGGTGTGGCCCTGCGGAGAGCGGCCGGGCTGCCTTGTGGTACTGGGGGAGACGCGCTCCCGCCAGAACGTCCTGGGCGCGCTCAGGCACGATGTGCACAGGCTGGAGGAGATCCGCAGCGACGACGTGTCGGTCTTGCTGTCCCGGATGGCCCGCATGACAGAGGATTGGCTGGTCCAGTACTGGGCCACGCCCATGGCGGACAATCGCGTGTACCTGCTGGACGACGCAAACGACAAGCAGCGCAGACTCCGCCGCCCGCTCCTGCACTATGGCGACCCGCAGGGGTGGCAGGGCCGGGGCGAGGGGCTGTTGCTCTTTTACCACGCCCTGGCGCAGCGCCGCACCAGGAGCGAAAAGACCCTGTTTCTGGGAGACGCCTGCACGGGAGCCGACGAGATCGCCAAGTTGCAGGAGGAGGACATGGGCAGAAAGCCCACGGACTTCCCAGGCGCGGCGGCCTTGTGTTTCGCGCTTGCGGAAATCGACGTTGACCCATGGCCGGAATGGGGCGAGCGCGCCAAACTCTACGGGGGGCCTGCCGACGAGCTGGGAGGCTACTGATGGAGCGTGTCAATGCTGTGTCGTATACCCCGAAAATCCTGAAGAGTATGCGGGAAATCTGTGGGGAAATGGGCGTCGGCGCGAAAGTTGTGCGCCGATGGGCCGCCTGTGGCGCCCCCATTGCCGTGGAGGGGAGCAAGAGAAATGCGCGGTACAGTGCCGAAGCGGTTCGCTTACAGCTCTGGCGCGAGTCGTTCGGTAAAGGACAGGCCGGGGATTTTCCCCGGCCCCTGAGTTCGTCAGCCCGCCAAGGCCGCCCGCACGGTGTCCGGCGCTTTTTCGATGACACGCAGGTACGCGCGGACGGCCGGGTCGGGCTTACGTTTGCCCTGCTCCCAATTCCGCAGCGTGCTTACCGAAAAGCCGAACTGCTCGGCAAACATGGTCTGGGAAAGCCCCATACGCCGCCGAATGGCTCTGATGTCCACGTTTTCGACGCGAATCGTATGCGCGCGATAGGTGGAAGGATCAGCCTTGCCTTGGGCGATTTCCAAGGCGGATTCCAAGCCCTCGATAATTTTCTGTCCAACTTCGCTCATGGTTACACCCCGTAACTCTGCCGAAGCAGCGCAATCAGTTTTTTGAAGGTGTTTTTTTCTGCTTTCTCCACTGTTTCTTTGGCATTTTTGGCGTAGATGCCCAACATGAAAAGCGGAATACGCTCCGAATAGTAGTAATACAGCACACGGTAGCCGCCACTTTTCCCGCAGCCCTTTCGTGCCCAGCGCAACTTTCGCACTCCGCCGGTGTCCTCAATCAGGTCTCCGGCCTCCGGGTTTGTCCCCAGAAACAGCACCAGTCTCGCACGCTCCTCATCCGGTAGGAGCCCCTTTGCATCCCGCAAAAAAGGGACGGTTTCCACGACTGTCATCGGCGGTATGTTCATGGAATAAGTATACTTCATTGAAGTAGTCTTGTCAAGACTCCAAACCCTGTCAACCCCTTCCCGCGATATGCCCTCGATATGCCCTCGATACGCCCGCGTATGCCCAGGCCGAAATCTCCATGCTATGCTTCCGGCAAACCGGGAGCGTTTTTCATGGTGCATACCGAGTTCATCCGTCACTTTTTGGTCCGCTGGGAGACGCGGCAGCTTGTCGCCTATATCCCATGCCGCAAACGCAATTTCACGGGCCGGGAAAACCCGGCCGCGTGCGGGGAGCCCATTGGCGCGTCCGGCGTGACGGTCGGCGCCGGTCTGGACCTGGGCCAGCAGGCAGAGGCCGATCTGCGGCGCATGGGGATTCCCGACGCGCTCATGGAGCGGTTCCGGCCCTATCTCGGCAAGCGCCGTCAGGATGCGCTTGCCGCCCTGGCGGCCGCGCCCCTTACTCTCACCGATGCACAGTGCGAGGCCGTGGATGCGGCCGTGCATGGCGACTATATCCGCAGGGCCGCAGCTCTTTACGACCGGGATAGCGCGGGCCTGCCGTTTGTGAACGTGCCGCCCCAGGCCCAGGCAGTCATTGTCTCCCTGTTTTACCAGTTGGGCGCGCCTTCCGGCTACCCCAAAACATGGAAATATCTTTGCGCCGGGGACTGGGCCCAGGCCGCCCGTGAACTGCAAACCGGGTTCAAACGGTACGCCAACCGCCGCGCGGCCGAGGGGCGGTTGCTGGCGGAGGTTGTGTGATGATCAAATTTTTCACGTCTCTTTTGGGTCTGGGGGGAAAAGCCCTGGACAGAATCCTGCCGGATCGGGCCAGGCTCCAGGAAAAGAATCTGGAAATCAATGCCGAGACGGAACGGGCCAGCGGCGGACGTCTGACCCCGCGCAGGCTCATGATGTACCTGCTCTGTCTCCTGTTCGCATGGGAGGCCGTCGCGCGGCCCGTACTTGTTACCTACTGGCCCGACCTCACCTTGCCGCCCAGCATGGGCAAGGAAATATGGCTGGCCGTTTCCGCGCTGTTCGGCATGGGGTTGTAGCGTGAGCGTTGACCGCGAACTTTCCGAATATGACCTGAACACAGCCGCGAGTATCGCGCGCCTGGAAGCCAAGGTTGACGCCCTCATCATCCGTTTTGACGAGGCCATCACCACTCAGGTCAAGGATCACGGCAAACGCCTTGGCGTTCTGGAAAGGCGCGCGGTCTGGCAGGCGGGATGGATTGCCGGAGCCGGTCTTGCCGGATCGGCAATGACCGCGGTTATTTTCAAATTTTTGGGCCTGTGAGGGATACCATGCCCTACATCTTCCCCAGCCTCGAAGAGCAGATGGAGCGGCTTGCGCCGCAGCCGGACAAGCCGCCCCTGGACATCGGAACCCTGGCCGTGCAGCTCCGCGCCGAGTACGACGAGGCCGAGCGCGCCCGGAGCATGGTCAATCTGCGTTGGCTGGAGGATTTGCGCCAGTACCGCGGCATGTACGCGCCGGAGGTGATCGCGCGGCTGAAGAAAACCAGGCGCGCCCAGGTCTACTACCGGATGACCACGGCCAAAATCAACACCATGACCGCGCGCCTGATGGATCTGCTCTTTCCGCAGCGCACGAAAAACTGGGCCATTGAGCCCACGCCGGATCCCATGCTGCCCGACGACGTGATTATGCAGGATATGCAGGACGAAATCGGCGCGGCCGCCGAGCAGATCATGGCGCGGACCATGCAGGACCTGCAGGCGCAAAATATCGTCCCGGATCTGTGGGCTGCCCAAAACCTCATGGCCGGGGCGTGGCAGCAGGCATTTGCCCAGGCGGACACCGCGTCCGCCCGTGTGCGGATAGCCAAGGACAGGGCCACGGCCATGGAGCGGGTGATCGATGACCAGCTTCGCGAGTGCAACGCCAACGGCCAGCGCCGGCCAAGCTGGCAGCAGAACTGCCGGGCCGTGGTCAAATCCGCCTGCCTGTACGGCATGGGCGTGCTCAAGGGGCCGCTGGTGGAGCGCGTGGAAACACGGCGTTTTGCGCCGGCCAGGGATGAAAACGGCCACACGGTCTGGCGGGAACAGGTCTTTTCCACGGATCTGCGCCCGTATCACGAGGCCGTGAGCGTATGGGACATCTTTCCCGATCCCGGCGCCCGCCTGCCCGCCGAACTGCGCTTTGTCTGGCAACTGCACATGATGACGGACAAGGATTTGCTCGAACTGTCCAACTTCCCGGGGTTCAACGGCGCGAGCATCCGGCGCTACATCAACGAGCACCCGGACGGCGACGCGCAACTGAGTTCGTGGGAGAGCCAGGTCCGCGATCTCAACGAGGACAACGCCACAGGCGGATCCGTGGCCCTGAAAAACCGCTACCGCGTGTACGAGCGCTGGGGCTTTCTCGCGGGCCGGGATCTGGCTACGGCCGGGGCGGAGATCAACGAGGACAAGTACGGAGAGGTCTACTCCTCCAATGTCTGGATGCTGGGCGACGTGATCGTCAAGGCCATGGTCAATCCGCTGGAAGGCATCGACATCCCCTATTTCTTCTACCCCTATCAGCAGGACGACACATCTTTCTGGCCCGAGGGCATTGCCTGCGCCCTGCGCGCCCCGCAGGCGGGCATCAATGCGTCCGTGCGCGCCATGCAGGACAACGCCGGGGCCTCTTCCGGCCCTGTCTATGGCATCAACATGGCCTGCCTGGCGCCCGGGGAAGACCCGCTGGAGATGCAGGCCAACCGGATTTTCCTGTTCAACAAGCACGGCATCAACCTCTCCCAGGCATTTCAGGCCGTAACCGTGCCCTCGGCCATTGAGCACAATCTGGCGCTCGCCACATTCTGGCAGAACGGAGCCGACGAGGTGAGCGCGCCGCGTTTCAACGCCGGCGACGGCAATATTGCCGGGGCGGGCAAAACCGCCTCCGGATTGTCCATGCTCATGGGCGCGGCCAACATTCTGCTCAAGGATCACATCAAGGACTTTGACGACTGTATCGTGGCGCCATTTATCCGCGCCATGTTTCGTTGGAACATGCAGTGGAATCCCCGCGAGGACATCAAGGGCGACTTTGAGGTGGTGGCCTCGGGCAGTCAGAGCATGATCGCCAAAGAGGTTCGCGCCCAGCAGGTTCCGGCCCTGATTTCCTACATGGGCATCCCGGCCTTCGCGCCGTTCATCCGCGCGGAAAAACTGCTCGAAGTGGCCCTGGAACAGACCGACCTGCCGGCGGAGCGCATTTTGCGCAGCGAGGAAGAGGCCAGGCAGTACGAGGAGCAGCAGATGCGGGCGCAGGCTCAGGCCCAGGCGCAAGCCCATACTGAAGCCCTGATGGAACAGTTGCAGCGCCAGGGCATGACGCCGGAGCAGATACAGCGGCAGATGGTGCTCTTGCTGGCCCAGCTCGCGCAGGCCGCCGATGGCGGACAGCCGGGAGCCCCGTCTCTGCCGCCGGGTGGGCCTCAGTCGGGCGGCGCGCCCCGGCAAGGAGTTGGGGCATGAACACGGATAGTCGCTCCCGCAGGGCGGATGCCGTGCGCGCCCTGCAAAAAGCGCACGGCCAGGGCCTGCACTCGGCCCTGATCGACCTGCTGGAAGCCGAGATAGCCGAGGCTCAGGAGGAGATGGAATCGGCAAGCGACAACATCACCATCTGGCGGGCGCAAGGCCGGGCCGCTGGGGCCCGGAGCCTGCTTGCCGCCATAACCCCGCGCAACGCGGGATAGGTGGAATCATGAGTCAGTTGCAGGAAGAGACGGCGGCCCGGCCCGAAATGCCGACCGGGGAACAGGCTGAAGCCCAGTTTGATGAAGGTTTCGAGCTGGGCGGGGAAGACGAAGGACGGGATACGGCCCCTGCGAAAGAGCCGGAGCAGCCCGGCGGTGAACAGGCCCGGCCGGAGGAACAGCCGCGGGCGGATACGCCGCAGACGCCTCCCGTCATGCCGCAGACGAGCCCGGAGCAGCTTCACGACTATGAACCGCAATCCGATCCTCCGTCCGCGCCTCAAGCGGCGCCGGAACCCGCTCCCGTGAAGACGGTGGAGGCGCCGGCAGAAATCGCGGACGAGCTGGAAACGCTGAAAACCCTGAACCCGGCCGCCGCGGCTCTGGCCCTGGAGGATACGCCGGAGGGCGCCAGTGTCCGCGCCCGGCTTGAACAGTACGGGGCGGAGCTGGCCCAGGACCGGGCGGAGCAGGTGTTGTACCGGCGCCAACAGGCCCAGGCCCGGCGTGAAGCGGAAGCGGCCCGTTACGAGCAGGCGCGGGAAGCGCACAATGCGGCGTTCAAAGCCATGTTCGAGCGGGACCATCCCGAGTACGCCGCCATGCTGGCCGACCCCGGCCGCAGGGCCGAGGCCGTCAGGTATCAGCAGGACGTGTTGGACTGGATCGGGGCCAAGCCGTATGCGGAGGCCGCCAGGCTTATGGAAGTGGCCAGATACGGGCGCGACCCGGCTGAGGTGTCCGCCCTGTTGGCTCAATATAAACGCGAGCGTGGTGGAAAGCCCAAACAGCCCGACCCCACCGGCGCGCTCGCCGTACCGGGACGAGGCGCGCCTGTCGCGCCCGCCGGCGTCGGAGACAAGGACGATTTCGACGCCGGGTGGAACGCACACCCGTAATATGTCCAAATGAGGTTTCAGCCCATGCCTATGACAAGCACAGGTAACATCTCGCCCAGAACCGCGGGATACTTTTCCAGGGAACTGCTTGAGCGCGCGCAGCCGTTGCTGGTTGTCTCGCGGCTTGGCCAGGCCAAGCCCCTGCCCAAAAACGTGGGCAAGGTCATGAAGTTCCGCGGGTATCTGCATCTGCCCAATCAGCCCAAGCCGCTGACCGAAGGCGTGACGCCCGCCGCGTCCCAGCCCACCTTCCGCGACATTGAGGCGAGCATTACGCAGTACGGCGATTATGTGGAACTGACGGACGTGCTGACCGACACCCATGAAGATCCGCTCATTGCCGAGTTTTCGGA